GATAGTCCAACTAGAAGAAGAGCAGAAAAACTTGAAAAACGATCCATGGTTTCTGAACCTAACTATCCTAAGATGGATGAAGTAGGAACAGGAGGAGAAAAAGTTGTTCAAGGTGGTGGCACCTCTGTTATGCAAGCTGCTAGAAGCCGTAGACTTATAAATGAAAAGTCTACACAACAAGCTATAAAAGCACAAGAAAGAATTAATAAAAGATTAGATGAATTAAAAGCTAAATTAAAAGATGCCACTGCTGATAAAAATATTAGTCCCGGTAGAAGAGTAATGAATGCTCAAAAGATAAAAAAAGAAATAGATGTTCAAAAAGATTTATTGCAGCAAGCTAAAGATAAACAGAAATCAGCATCTGGTAAAAGTAAAAAGTCTCCTAGAGTTCCTGTAGCTGATTATAATAAAGGAGGTAGCGTAAGAAAAACATTAAAATCAGTTCCTCAAGATAATGTAGGTCTTAGTAAACTTTCAACACCTGTTCGTAATAAAATGGGATATATGAAAAAGGGTGGTAAGGTTAGCAAGCCTTTAGGTTGTGGAACTGCACAAAGAGGTTTTGGTAGAGGACCATATAAGAAACGAGGAATGTAATGCCTCTTAAAAAAGGATCAAGTAAAAAAACTATTAGTTCTAATATAAAAAAACTTAAAAAAGAAAAGTATCCTAAGAAGCAAGCAATTGCAATAGCACTAACTAAAGCTAAAAAGTCAAGGAGAAAGTAATATGGCTAAACTTTGTCCAAAAGGAAAGGCAGCAGCAAAAAGAAAGTTTGATGTTTATCCATCTGCTTATGCTAATATGTATGCGTCTGCTGTTTGTAGTGGCAAAGTAAAACCTGGTGGTAAGAAAAAGAAAGTTGTTAAGAAGAAAACTGGAGGTGGATTACGCAAATGGGTAGATGAGAAGTGGGTTGACATTGGCGCACCAAAGAAAAACGGTAAGTATCAGCCGTGTGGTAGAAAGTCAACTAAGGGTACAAAACGTAAGTATCCTAAGTGTGTTCCCCTCGCAAAAGCACAACGTATGACAGAATCTCAGAAAAAATCTGCTGTTAAAAGAAAAAGAGCCAAGCCTCAAGGAGTAGGTGGTAAGCCTACAATGGTTAAAACATTTAAGTCAAAGGGTGGTCAAATTAAACCAAGAGGTTGTGGAGTAGCTCAAAGAGGTTTTGGTAAAGCTATGAAAGGTAAATAGGTTATATTATGGCAGTAAAAAGAAAACGTAAAGGTACAGGCATGAAAGGAATGACCATCGGTGGTGGTCATAAACGTCCTACCAAAGCTGGTGCCGGTATGACTAAAAAGGGAGTAGCTAAATATCGTAGGCAAAATCCCGGTAGTAAACTTCAAACTGCTGTAACAGAATCTAAACCTACTGGTAAAAGAGCAGCAAGACGTAAAAGTTATTGTGCTAGATCAGCAGGACAAATGAAGAAGTTTTCTAAAGCTGCTAAGAATCCTAACTCAAGACTTAGACAAGCTAGAAAAAGATGGAAGTGTTAGATGGCTAAAGGCATGGCACATTTTACTAAAGATGGTACACCCTATTATGGTGAAGTTCATAAAATGCCAGATGGGTCAATACATAGTGGAAAGACACATACTAAAACATCCAAGAAGGTAATGCACTTTAAAGATTTATCTACTACAGCTAAAAATAAAGCAGGTGACAAAATGGCAAAAGATACATATAAAGGAAGAAAGATGAAAAAAACTAAGTATATGTCTAAGGGTGGTGTTGTTCGTCAAAGATATGCAATGGCATCTAGTAAAAAGAAAAAGTAATGGCTATTGGTAGATCAAACATACCACAACAGATTACCAAACCTCCTCAAAAGAAAAAGCGTAAAAAGAAAGTTACATCTTATAAACGCAAAAAAGGATAAATTAAATGGCGACCAGTGGAACATTTACATTTAATTTGGATATAGACGAAGTTATTCAAGAAGCAATGGAAATGATCGGAGGAGAACAAACTCTAGGTCATGAGCCAGCCTCCGCTCGTCGTTCTTTAAATCTAATGTTAAAAGATTGGCAGAATAGAGAAATTTTATTATGGACAACAGAAGCATCTGTTATATCTCTTTCTACAAGTACTACTTCATATCCTCTTAGTGATTCAACTATTGATACCTTGCAAGTTATTTTAAATAGAGATAATACTGATCTACCGTTAGATCGTATTTCTTATGAAGAATATTTACAAGTCCCTCGTAAAGGACAGACAGGTAGACCTACTCAATATACTGTTAAAAGAAATAGAGACAATCCTACAATATTTCTTTGGCCTATTCCAGAAAATTCTACAGACAAATTAAAAGTAGAAAAAATTAGTGAACTTCAAGATATAAATAAATCAGCACTTCAGAATGCTGATATTTCTAAAAGATTTCTACCTTGTCTAACTGCTGGTCTGGCATATTACATGTCTATGAAAAGAGCAGGGGTTCCTGAAGGTAGAATTACAATGCTAAAACAAAATTATGAAGAGCTATTAGCAAGAGCTAACACTGAAGATAAAGAACGAGCTAGCATGTATATTAGACCAAGACTCGGCTATATTTAATATAGAGTAGTATTATGGCAACAAATAAAAATGCTAAAGGACTTTGTGATACTTGTGGATTTGCATATCCTTTAAGAGTATTGCGTATGAATAGCTACGGAATGCTGGTTTGCCCTGAAGATTTTGAGGGAAACTTTGATTTAAAAAATCATCCACAAAATAGAACTCCTGCTACAAGAGATGACGAAACCCTTCGTAATCCTAGACCTCCTCTTAATAATGATAGAAATGTTGCTTGGCAACTAGCTACGACTGAGTGGGAAAACGAAACAACTGAATGGAATATGGTTTAATGAGTAAACTTACTGGAAACTTAATTGCAAATACATATAAACAACTCCTGCAGGTTGGATCAAATAATACGGGTCTAACATCAACTGAACAAACTGTTCAGGATGGATCAGGAGAAAACTCTGCTTTAAAACTAAGTAAAAGTGCTGTAGATATTAATGGAACATTTAAACTTAACGGTGTTGCAATTACAACCAATGCATCAGCTATTAATGCAATTACCGATCTAACAGGTATTACAGGTCTTGTTGCAGTAAGCAGTGGAAATGTATACGGCAGGACACTTACTGCAGGTACAGGCATAACAATAGGTAATGGAGATGGTACTGAAGGCAATCCTACTATTGCTGTAAGTTTAGCTGACACAACAATTAATGTTGCTAAAGTTTCTGCATCTGCCGCTACATTTAATGGCACTGTTAGTGCAGCATTCTTTGTAGGTGATGGTTCAGGTCTTGTCAATGTTCCTTCTGCTGAAGGTGGTACTGTTAAGTTTATTGAAGCAGGTACTGGTATTAAAATTACAGTTGATGGTGCAGTATCAAGTAATATTCCTGTAAGTGGTACAATACTTGTTTCTGCAGACCAAAACTTTGGTACAGTTTCAGTTAGTACTGCTTTCGTTGCTACAGGTTCTGCAGTCTTTGGAACTTTAAGTGCAACTAATATTGATGCTGACGAACTCTTAATGGCAGGTGTATCTGCCGCCAATGTTACAGAAGTTGCAGCAGTTTCGGCACTTACAAAAACTAATCTAGATTCTATAACAAGTATTAATTCTATTATAGGAGACGGTAGTAACTTTGCTACAAGTGCTGAACTAGCAGCAGTATCTTCAGCTTTGGCTACCAGCATTGCTACAGCTAACACAAGGATAACATCTGTTAGTGACTTTGCGGTAGCATTGTCTGCAACAATGGCAACCAGCATAGGAACTGCTAACACCCGTATAACATCTGTTAGTGATTATGCAGTTGCTCTTTCAGCTACACTAGCCGCTAGCATAGGAACTGCTAACACTCGAATAACTTCTGTCAGTGATTATGCGGTTGCTCTTTCAGCTACGCTAGCTACCAGCATTGGTAATTCTAATGCGGCTATAACTTCTATTAATGCTATTCTTGGAGATGGTAGTAACTTTGCTACAAGTGCAGAACTAGCTACAGTATCTGCTGCTCTTGCAACAAGTATAGCTACAGCCAATACTCGCATAACATCTGTTAGTGACTTTGCGGTAGCGTTGTCTGCAACAATGGCAACTAGTATAGGAACTGCTAATACTCGAATAACTTCCGTTAGTGATTATGCGGTAGCACTATCCGCAACTCTAGCCACAAGCATTGGAACCAGATTAGCCATTGCAAATAATCTTTCAGATTTGAATAATGCTGGAACTGCTAGAACAAATCTTGGAGTGGCAATTGGAAGTGACGTTGAGGCTTATGATCCTGATATATTAAAGGCTGATACGGCAGATGAATTAACTGCTGGATTTAGTGCTGCTGCTTATAATGCAGGTACACAGACTACTGGTACTTACACACCTGATGTTGATAATGGAAATTTCCAATATACAATTAATGGTGGCGCACATACATTAGGTGTTCCTAGTAAGAATTGTACGATGGTAATTTTATATAAGAATAATGCTAGTGCAGGAACAGTAACTACTTCTGGTTATACTAAAGTAGACGGAGATACAATTTCTACTACGGATGGAGATGAGTTTTTCTTTTATATTACAAGAGTGAATGACGGTACAACTACATTCTCTATGCTGACTGTAAAGGCGCTACAGTAACATGACCTTTCCAGCACCTATAGTTCAGGGTGGTATTACAATATTTGATACTGGAACTATCATCACAATTTCTGCTAATACTGCTGATTATAATTTAAGAAATGATCTTGTAAATAATTATAGTTGGGATGGCACAAGTGCTATTGATGTTACTCTGAATATTAATTCAGGCATAAATGTTAGAGCAACTACAATAGGAACTGCAGCTATTACAGCCGACCTTGTTGCAGGTTCTAATTTAACAATTAACAATAGCGGAACTATAGCAGGAAGAGGTGGTGCTGGAGGTAGTGCTGGCGGTCCTAATGGTGGAGCAGGTGGGGCTGGTGGAAACGCTATTGATCTTACAAATCTAACTTGTGTTATTAACAATGCTTCGGGAGCTAACATTGCCGGTGCCGGTGGTGGTGGCGGTGGAGGTGCTGGCGGTACAGGTGGAGGAAGTTCTGATCCAGAATTGGGGTGTAGTGGACAAGTTTCATTCAGTGGAGGTGCAGGTGGTGCAGGAGCAAGCACCGATAATCCCGCTACTAATAATGCAACTGCTGGCAGTGCGGGGCAAAGCAACTCCGGTGGCGACGGTGGGACTGGAGGTACTGGAGGAACTTGGGGAAATGCTGGAGCAAGTGGAGGTGGTGCTTCGGCAAACCCACCTAACGAATGCAAATCGGCTGGAACTCCCGGTAGTGGTGGTGTTGCAGGTAAAGCAATTTCTGTAGGGTCAGGTGCGTCTAATACCTTAAATAATTCTGGAAACGTGTACGGGGCTACAAGTTAAAATGTCTATTTTATTTTTTGGAAGCAGAAGACCTAAAGGTGAAACATTAACTATCACTTCAGATACAGAGAACTATAATCTGTCTAATGTTTTACAAGGTAGTTTTGGTTGGAACGGTGTAGACCCTATTGACGCTACGGTTGTTATTAATAGTGGTGTAAATGTTTTTAGCCAAGTTACTAATGTACCAGCATTTACTGCTCATCTTGTTGCAGGAAGTAATTTTATTTTAATTAATAATGGTAACATTATTGGTAGAGGTGGAGACGGTGGTGGTGCTGGTGGTGGTAGTGGCAGTAACGGTGGTGCAGGTGAAAATGGTGGAGATGCTATTAGTTTAGAAAATATTACCGCATCTATTACTAATGCTTCAGGCGCAAACATTGCCGGTGGCGGCGGCGGTGGCGGCGGGGGAGGAGGATACCGAACCTGTGATCGCTATGATGATGAATCTAGTACTTGTAGTGATTGTACTAATCTAGACGGAGGTAGTGGAGGTAAGGGCGCAAGCTTTGATGTTCCTCCTACCAATACTAATACAAGTGGATCATCGGGAGAAGCTTCTACTGGAGGACCAGGAGGAACTTGGGGTAACGTAGGTACAGGGGGTGCAGCAGGAAGTGGTCCTGCAGGTAATGTAAACTGTAGAGTTATTGGATCAGGTGGATCGGGAGGTGATGCAGGAAAAGCAGTTAGATTAAATTCAGGTGCATCGGTAAACATAACAAATAACGGGAATATTTATGGAGCTACATCGTAGATGTTATTTTTAAACAATCGCACTTACATTGCACCTCAAAATAGTTTATACTATTACCAAGTAGATAACACAGGGAACCAATATAAAGTACCTAAAAATAGTTCAGCA